TAAAGAAGATATAAATGCTTGGACTAGTCGATTTGAAGGTAATATTGGAGACGATATAAAAAATAAAGTTAGTAGTACAATTGCAGAAAGAGTAAATTTAGATAACCATTTTGATATAAGAGATAGCTATATTAAAAATAATTCCAAGTTGACTGCGTTAGATAGACAAATCGATATTGCTAAAAATAAAGGTGCTGATACTAAAATATTAGAAAATAATAGAGATAAACTTCGAGGTGATATATGGGAACAAGAAGTAGATATTATCTCAAGGGAAAAAGCTAGTGGAAGAATTAATCTCACTGACGTTTTTCGAATTCCGTAACTAAAATGATTTTCTAAGGATCTTAGCTCTGACTACGGTTCCTTTAAGTATCTCTGAATTACCACCATGTCCATCATCATTAGTAATAGTATTCATTACGTGATATCTTATATCGTCTTCTTTAATTAACCACCCAACAGTCTTAGCTAGTACTGGTAATTTTTCAAGTTCCTTCTCGTCAACCCAACCACCATCTCCTGAGTGATCATACCATTCGATTACAACCAAGGGATACTTTTTAAATTGCTTATCTTTCATAGGTTGTTATACACTCCGTTCATCATGATTATAAATAATAATACTTGTAATGCTATTAAATAGTTTGCCTTTTTAAGATATGCCCACCAAGCCCATACTATATCACTAAATCCATTTATCAAGAATCCTTCTACATAATATCCTTCCGATACTAAGAATACTCCAACAACTGTAGTAATAGTTCCTATTATTTCATAGAATTTTTCCCATTTACCCTTTATTTTAATTGTATAACTATTCACTACTGTTCTCCAACTCACTCTTAATTAGTATGTTTAAATATTCTTGGGCTTTATGTAAATCCTCTAACCCCCCTTTGTATTTCCATCTCATTACATATTTTATTACATTGCCTTCGGCATAAGGTATCTCATTTTCAATCATAAATTGAACAGGCTCTATTTTCCATCGTGCGTAGTGTTTAGGGTCTTTTACGTTGTCTGGGTTCATTAGTCATCCTCATTGAGTTAAAGATTCTTTTTAAAATTTCTAAGTATATTCTTTTACATGGACTAAAGTTCACATGCATTACCAGTGCAAGCTAACTGTTGTGAGCTACTTGTATTGTCATCTTCCTCAACTAAGAACGACCAATCAGCTTTAGGTGTCTTACTAACAGCTTCTTCATATTCTTCTTTAGTACAGTCAGTATATGGTGCCTGTTTGTATGTTCCTCCGTCATAAGGCAAGAAAGATATTCCACTTATGGCATCGAAGTGGTCATATACCCAAGCCCCAACTTTCATCCACTCATGCTCTCTAACATAAGCAGTAATAGATGGTTTGTGCTCACACCAATTCTCTTGGTACACAAGCCAATGTTCTAGTTGTTGTATAGCTGTACGTTCATTTCTAGTAACAGCTCCCTTAGGACTCTTACATCCAAAAGAAAATACAGTAGTTGAATTTTCTTTGCCAAATGCTGGTTCGTTAGGAAATCCAAACTCTTTCATAAAGGAAGTTAGTGGGTCTTTGTTGTCTTGGCGCACCGTTCGTATATAGTATTCATTATGACGAGGGTGTATACCACTAGCAGTATCAGTAAGCTGACTAACAGTACCACTAGGCTTGACGCAAGTGATTGCAGTGCTTGGATTAATCCCCAGCTTATGTGCCCAAGTCTCGTTTGTATTGATTGCCACATTTCTCATCTCCCGTAGCCATTTTTTAGTTGTGTCTTTGGTAGTACTAAGAGTTGGGTGATCCATTATACCAGTCAAAGATACCCCAAGTAATGCTTCCTCTTCAGTATTCTTTTTCCAAGAAGATCTTAAGTATCTAAAATCAGTTAGCGTAGCTTGCATAGTACCAATGATAGTAGCTATCTCTACTTTCTTCTTCAGATCTTTAAGTGTATCCTTAGGTCTTACTATTACCTCAGACAGATTACAAAATTGATTAGGTCTTAGTACAATCTCAGAACATGGGTTAGTACCAAATTCCCAATCAGTATCCCTTCTCTCAGGGGAAAACTTCTTAGCAGCAGTTCTATTAAATATACCACGCTCTCCTGAGTGACTTAGATATAATGCTTGCCACTCGGACATAAATTGAGCCATATCAGGGGTCTCAGTGTAACATGCTGAATTATTAGCTAACGCCCTCTGTCCGTTGAGCTCCCACCAATTTCCAGACTTAGCTATTCGCATCCTGTCATCACTGAGATTAGATAAAGAAATCAGCGCTGATCTCCTTACTCCCCCGACTACGACTATATCACCAACCTTACAACAAAGATCATGACATTCAATACTGGTTAGTTTCCTCCCTTTGGCATTTATAAAAGTATTTACAGTAAACTTAAATAATTCTTCCAATGGCTCTGGTCCTGAGGAACGCCCACCAAAGGTCTTTAATCTTGCCCCAGCGGCACGAACTTTTGAAACGTCCCACGATGGTATCCTGCCTGAATAAAGCAGGGATATGAGCTCTCTGTAAGCGCTAGCCCATCCCATTTTGGAATCCATTACGTGTACTACAGTATTGGTATCATGAAATTCTTCAGATACTTGTGGTAACTGATTGATAAACTGTCTTTCTACACTAAAACCAACTCCAGTACCACACATTAAGATATACATTATCTCATCGAATGATCTTTGGTTGTCTATTGGAAGATAACTACAATTAAATCCCGCTACGTTATCTCTGTCTAATGCTTTACCAGCAGTCATCAAACACCTCATAGATGGCATAACTTTTAGATTTAATATATTTTCTTTTACTTCAGAAAAATCAAATTCATCATTGAATCTCTCAGTAAAAAAATTAATATATCTATTTACAGTTTCTTCCCAAGTCTCTCTACGTTGTTTATCAGGTAGATGTCTTGCATACCTACTTAAATGTATAAATTGTTGGTATTCAGTCGGTAGTTGGTTCTGGATCATGTTTTTCTAGTTCCTCTTCATTAAAATATTTAGTTATCTCCACTCTTTCCTCTACAGGTACATTATTAAGTAGCCACCCAACAGCACCTAATGGATCTTTTTTATGTAATTCTAAAAAGATCTGTGCTCTTCTTCTTGGTAAAAAAGAATTGTCTATCTTGTCATTCATATTATTATACTCCGCACATTCCATCACAATTATTTAGTTGTCCATGATCTTCGAATAAATCTGATTGTTTATGTTCTAAATCTGCTTCATCTAAGGGAACACAATCACGATGTAAAAATATTTCGTTATCTATATTTCTACTTGTTCCTTTTCTAATGGCTTTGTCCATTGCCACCACTTCCTCCCACTCTTCTTTATTTTCTTTTATTCTTAACCACTCAGTATTTGAATGGTATGGGCAAAAAGTACATGCAGATCTTGGTGGAGTTGGGTAGTTATTATTTTTCATCCACTGAAAACAATCTTCCCTTGTTATTTTTTTATCTACTAAGGGATACATATTTTCTATATAAGGTAATTGATTAGTTTTCATTCTGATTGCTTCATCAAATGAAATTCCCATAAGCATCTCTACCTTGGTTCCCTTTTTAACATTTTTATATCGTTTATATCCTAGTAATTCTCTAACTTTTTTTATGATTGGTAGTATTTTATAATCAGTTGTGCATTGCCTTCTTAGTAAACCAATTTTTCCCGTCTTAACATTTTTTGTATAAACAGGAATTTTTAAAAATTTATATTTCCCCTCTACCGCATCCAATATATCTTGTTTTAAATTCCTATAGGAAATTATATATACTGGGAAAGGTAATTGTTTTTTTAACCAACCCAACCATTTATAAACTTCCTTGGGCTCTCCCATAGTATCGGAAAATATCCCACAGTCTACCTCAGGAATTTCTCCGTGCTTAATCATTAGAGCTAAGGTAGAACTTTGAACCCCAGCTCCTAATGACAAGACTCTAAGATCTACTGCTGGCTTTATAATAATTGACATTATAAGTAATCCTCTTTGACTCTATCTATAGAGTGTTGAGTTATATCAATAGTTCCATGTCCAGTATGAGTTAACATAACTAATCCTGCCCACCAATCACAAGTTGCTTCATTTCCATCCATGTATTCAGGCATATAGTCCGCATACCATCCAACATTACAAGATTGTATTAATGGAGCTACAGTATCGTCCCCATTAATTCTTTTCATAGTA